TTCGTCACGTTTCTTACGTGCCCAATGTACTACGTCTAGTACATCTTGATCTAGACTTACAGTAGCATAGCTGGTAGGTAGCAGTTGCCAACTGCTACCATTAAACACTTCCATCTCTGTACCGTTAATACGTAGCATACCCGTCATTGGATTATTCGAATTTGGGCCAACATACGGTAAGGCAGTATTGCCGCCGCCAACCGTAATACCTGTGACACCTTGTAAGCCTTTAATCATATTTAGGCAGCTTGTGCTGGAATGATATATTTGTAAGTAGCCAAACCGCTATCGAGAGTGATTTGAATAGCACCTTCGTTTGACAAACTCATCTTTGTAGTGTTGGTATCTGCAATCTTAAGAATGCTCAAGATTGGCAATACAGGCCAAGTCCAGCCGCGATCTAGTTTACCTGCAACGTTTTGTGCGAATACAAATTCACCACCGTGTGTTGAAGCGTCACCAAATGTAAATTTAAGATTACCACCTTCAGTTTTTGCAAGGAATGTAGGATGCTCTGAATTAGCACCTGCTTGAAAGTTGAAACGAATCACAGAAGTCACTGAAGGTTCAATTTCAACGTCCCACTTGACACCACGGAACTTCACAGTCTTCATCTTTTCGTTGATGATTTCTTGATTCATGAAACGATAATCGTTCTTGAAGTCGCTGTCTTTGTTTTCGAAATGCAAGCCTACAGGCATAGTCTCACCATTGCGTTCTGCTGTGGTGATAGAAATCTTTGCGCCTTCTTTGTACTCTGCACCCTCCAATAGATATTTCAACTTGTTCAGTTGTGGCATACCAAAAACGCCAATCATATCTGGATATGGATTAGCAGTTTCTGCTTCCATGATAACTGAACGGTCATCTGCCATTGAGTTAATAGTTGTGCCTTTATCTGTGCCTGTGACCTTGACTGTGGTCAAGAAGCCTAGATTCTGTGTGTGACTAACAATGTCTTGTAAAATATCTTTCATTAAGAATTCTCCTGTATATTAAGATTATATTTAGATCTTGAGTAAAAAGCAACCTAGCAATCACTCAAAATCGAATAGTTTTGCGAATGTATTGTCCGACCTTGTTGAACTAATGTCCCATTCTAGAACACCAATAAGGTTTCCTAACTTCTCATCGATAACTGTGGTCTCCATTTCGCCATCATTGAAAGGCAGATCTTTGAACCATTGAGGCAGTCTAAGTTCATCCACAGGGTATGCTACACTGGTATACCCCATTGGATTGTCTTTGACTTTACAAACAATAACTTTCGCACCATCTGTAATAGCCATTGAATATTTGTCATCCATCATACGCTTTAAAGTATTCCAGTTAAGACTTGCACGAACGTGTCCGGGCATGTTAGTCTTACCTGCTTTCTTTTCTTTATCGCGATACTCAGAAATGTTATTAGCCCGCTTAGGAGATCCTTTCTCCCAACCAGGTCTAGTTTTAAACTCTGTGCGGAAATCAGTGATATATTGCAATATCTCTTCTTTCGACACACCAGTTAGTGTTTTAGTTAGTACTTCGCTTAAGAAGTCTTGTATAACAACCGGGGTATCTGAACGCTTGAGGTCGAGCCCCATGGCCTTGATCTTGCCTGGTTTGCCTTCTGTGTCTGCTCGCTTGCCCTCTTTGTCGTAGTAGAGCACTGCATATCGTTTTTTGGTAATGAACAGTCCCTTGCTTGCAACAATTTCGCGACCTGCTTTGATGACCTCGGCTCTGGTTCGAGGGACATGAAATGCTTCCTGCATGAATTTGACAAATGTGCCATTGACTGTTTCTCCTATGGTATCATAAAGTTCAACTACACTTTCCCTAGTCCAGGGCAGTGTTCCTTTCTCAATGTCCTTCTTCAACGTAGCATACGCAGAGAAGTAACAAGAGTCTGTGTCACCGTATATGACCGCTTTACCTACGTGATCATATTCTCCGGTGATAATTTCATTGACTTTTGATGCCATGTGTTTGGCAATTTGTCGTCCTGTTAGTGTGGTACTCTGACCGATTCTGTTATCAAAGAATCTACAGCCTGGATTTAAAATCGCACCATAGAGACTGTTTAACAGAATCTTCTTAACTAACTGACGCTTGTCCCAGTATTCTTCTTCAATCTTGTTACCTGCTTGGATACATTCTTTGAGTTTGGCCTGCATTTCTTTACGTTCTTTGTACCAACGTGCCAACAGTCCGGATATAACACCTTCAGTTTCATAAGTGAATATGGTACCGTTGGCACTGATCATCCAAGGTTGGTTACTGTCAAATATAAGATCGTAGGCCTGTGCTGCACTCAGTGTATCCGACCCGCCGCCTTCCCAGTCTATGTTGATTTCACGTCCCACTTCTTTGTTCATAACTGCGGAATATTCAAGACTACCGAATATACCTTCCCAGGCTGCGGCAAATGATTTGCCCTTGGCCATTTCAGCAGCAATATAATCCTTGGTACCATCTTGTCGCAATTGTCCGACAATGGTTTCTGGACCCATGTTCAAAGCCCGAATAGCACTAGGATAGAGACTATTAATGTCAAGAGAGCCAATCCACTCATGTATACCTTTCTTTGGATATGCAACATAGGCACCTGCTGCTTGTGTTTCGCCGTGTTCTTCCATCTTTTTGCGATTAGGAACTATCATGCCTCTGCGGTGAGCTTCATTAATGATGGCCTGCTCAGTCACAGCCACAGCACCCATGGTAGTTTGAATCAATACAGTGTTCTCATGAGCAATAGTATTGGCTAGATCAATAAATTTAAGTTTCTTATCTAGATCATCTAGAAGTTTACAGTCGTTGATGTTGTATTCGACAAACGTTTTAAAATCGTTGTTGTATAATTGATCTAGTGTGCCTTCATACTGTGTCTTTCTTTGACCTAGTTCATACTCGGCAATGGCATCTAATCGATATGTGTGACGTTCTTCATAAGTGTATTTGCGATACAGTTCGAGACTGTCTATATGCACCCGACCTATAAAGTCATAGGTAGTAGCAGTTTTACCAAACTTTTCATATTCACGCTTCTTAGGAAAACAATCCCATAGACAAAACCGTCTAGTATCTTCTTTGCTCAATACCTTAGTGACACGATTAACTGTATATGGAATATCAAAGCCTTCCGAATTCCAACCACTTAATGCATCTGCATCTTGAATCAAGTCTAAAAATGTATCCAGCATGTCTGCTTCACTGCTAAACAACATAACATTGGAAAAATCTTCAACTTGCCGTTTGGCTTCTTCCATACTCAATGTCTTTGGAGGTATGGCTAAACAGATCATAGTCTCCATCCATTGCAGGTAGACAGCGATAGCAGTGATTGGCATGAACGCATCGTCGGGTGATGCATAGCCACGTTCTGGATCGAAGTCTACCTCAATATCGAAAAACGCTACGTTTAGTTTAGGTGCGTCTTGATTGAGATAATGATCTTCTAGGCATCGATAGATGGGATTAATGTCTGACTCATAGAGTCGTTTGTTTGAATGAATGGCAAGTTCTTTGCGATGTTCTTTGACATTCTTTGAACTGACTCTGCTTAAAGGTTCGCCCTTGATGGATTGGAACTTGCCTTTGGGGTCGTTGTAATAGAATATGTGTCTGGCAGGATAATCTTTGAAATGCCTCTGCCCTTTGTCGTCGCGCTCAACAACACGTATCATGTCATCTTCGCGATCGTAGTATGCGTCTACGAAACTCATTTTTTTCTCCTATGCAATTTTAGGCTTGCAAATACCAATGTGCGGTTTATGGCCACGCCTGCCTTCTTACTTTATTTAATTAATTAGCATTCTAACTAGGCCGAATGCATCAATCGCGGTCAGCAAGATGTAGTTAGCCAACATGCCAAATGATTTCCTAGTATAAGCAGCCCAAGCATACATAGCACAGCCAGTGATCCACACAGGATATAACGCGAGTAGTGGCGGATTGGGGACGGTGACGGCCATAGTGATACTGCACCCAATAGACACAGCCCAAGCAAGTAGTTCAATAAAAAACCGAAAGGGATGAGTATGGTAGTCATCTCTTATCCAATCTATAGTGGGTTTAAAAACATCAATGATCATTCAGGAAGACGTTTTGTCACACCAAGAATCATTTCAATGTCATTCCATTCTTGTTCGTGATCTTTCCAGTTATCTTTGTGTGCAATAGAAATTGCTTTATTGATAACGCTAGGTTTAATTTGGAGTTCTTCAGCAACTGCTTTAACAGTTTCTTTGAGCCCTTCTTTAAGATCCTCTACTTCACGCAATACATTACCGCCTTCGTTGATAAGACGTTCTAGTTTTGCTTTTTCTTCGGGCCCGTACATTCTGGTTGACATAATAATCTCTCCTATAAGACTATTATATAGTCATAAAAAAAGCCAGTCAACCTGTGACTGGCCTTTTTACACTTTTTGGTTAAATTACTTTTGTGCTTCGCTTAGTACATCGTACATTTCAAACACACCACCGTTGCGCTCATATACCAAACCTGCGTATAGGTCAGCTTTCATGCCTTCGCCTAGTTTGTTCTTGGCCACACGTTCAGCCCAGGTAAACAGAGCTTTGTCAACTGGATCGATCTGTTGTTGGCCACCGCTTTCTTGTACCAACTGTACCATTTGTTTGAAAGATAGTTTTGTTTCTACACTTTCTTTCACTGGACGCTTTTTGCCTTTTGGCATCATTGCGCTTTCTGTTTTCTTACCAAAGTATTTGGCCTGCTTGTCGCTCATGCCTTTCTTGCCAGCTGGCTTGTCATCGCCTTTGTCGGCAGCAGCTTTTTTCATTGGCTCTTTCTTGTCGCCGTCTTTGTCAACGTCTAAGAAGTCTGGCTTGGAACCTTCTGCCATTTTCTCTTTCTTAGCCATTTTCTTTTTCTTATCAGCAGCTTCTTCTTTCTTGGCTTCGACCATCTTCATGAACTTGCTTTTAAATTTCTTCTTTGGCTTGTCATCTTCGTCATCAGCTTCTTTTTCTTCACTGCCACCATAGGCCTTGCTGCTTTTGTGAACAATACCTGTTTTTGTTTTTTCAACAGTACCAGTAGCGATGTTTTTCTTATCGCCTACTTTCATATCGTCCGCTTCTTTAACGTCTTCTTCAGCTTTCTTTTTAGCTTCAGCAACGTAAGTAGTACGGCCGCTTAGAACACGCAATTGTGCATCTTCATTTAATTGCACAGATTTTGGCAGCTCTGGTGCTTTTGGAGTATCGATTTTACCGTCGATACTTTCTATTTTGCTGATTAACGATTTGAAGTCCATGTTCACATTCCTAAAAGTGTATTATGTATTTATCTTTTTACTAAAGAGCCGCCGGTTAACAGATTAGTTCCTTTGAGATCTAATGCGTTTTTTGCGGTTCCGTCCTTGTTTTTTGCTGTTTTTCCGGGTTTATTCTTGTATACAGCACCTACAGCGACATTACCAGCACTGGTGCTGCCTGCTGTTGCTGTTTCAAATATTTCACGTATTTTCATACTATTATTTATTCTTCTTAGCACGGCCTGCTTTCATGTTAGCTAACCAATGTGCCATGCGAGCTTTTTCACCAGATGAGCTTTTAGCAGTTTTGCGTAGGCTACTTACACTGGCTTTGGTATTAACTCCGCTGCGTTTGGCAAGTCCTTTGCGACCGGGCTTCTTACCATCGGCAAAGTTTTCTTTTGCTACACCGCTTTTAGGCATGTGATCTTTACCATAACTGATACGACTGCCTGTGATAGTTTCTATGGCAACGTGCAGTGCTGACCCAGATAGATGATTACGCAGCCATTTTTCTGCTAGATTGTTAATAATCTTCTCATTGGCATGAACACGCCCGCTGCCTTTGGTTTTGTCATGTACATAAGCATGATAGGCTTCGTGTACTGCCATTGCAACATCTCGAGCCGCTTTGCTGTCCAAGTTGGGAATGTTAATACTACCACCGGTACCTGATTCTTCAGTGTCTTTAAACATTGGAGATTCTGAGCTTTGATACACATAGTACATACCGGGCTCGATATTCTCGTCGTCGTCAGTTACTCGATTCTTACCTAAGATATTTTCAATAGCTTCGTAGGCTGTCCAAAGTGTTGGAGCAGGAGCACCGCCAATCCGTGTAGTTGGCATCATTGGTTTGTCTTCGGGATCAAACTTGCCGTAGCGTTTCTCTAGTTCATCATCGCTGGCTTCTGCTTCCCCGACACCGCCATCCCCACCGCTATCTCCACTGTAGCCAGCATAATATCCGTAACCTCCGTAAGGTCCTGGACCGTAAGCCGCCCAACGAGGACGCCTGCGTTTTTTTCTTTCGACAATGAATTCTTTAGCTCTCATCTGTGTGTTTTGGCGGGCAACAGAATCTTGGATCGCACCAATCATATTGTGGATCATAGTCTTGTCCTATGTACCCAGCATAAGCTAGACTCATGCTGATGCCATACATGGCTAAGCCTGTAATAAATTTATTACACAGGGCTGTAAGGGTTTTTTGGAGTGTCATAACCGTCGTCCTCTGGGTATATTGGGGAACATATCTTCTTTCATCTTGTAAAGCGGATCGTTGGGATCTAAGACGCAATCGTCTCCGTCGCCTTTGTCAACTGTATACGTTACACGATATTGTTTCATACTGAAAAACTACTTCCACAACCGCATGTTGATTGTGCATTGGGATTTTTAATCACAAACTGACTGCCTGTGATATCTTCTTTGTAATCAATTTCAGCACCCTGTAGATACTGCATGCTCATGGCATCGATGACTACTTTGTATTGGGTGTCCAGTGGAAATTCAAAATCATCTTCGTTTTGTATTTCGTCGAATGTAAACCCATAACTGAAACCCGAACATCCGCCGCCTTGTACAAATGTTCTCAGCATGAGATTAGGATTATTCTCTTCCATCAGTAGATCTACTACTTTGTGTTTTGCTGACTCTGTTATCTCAACCATAATTAATCCTTGCTGTTGTGTGCTTTCCATGCAGTAGCATAAGCAATGGATCGTTCTTTGTCTGTGAGTTTACCGTCCTTGGCATATCCTTTCTTGATATGTTTAACCATACGTTCGCCCTTGGCAGTCGGTGGAGCATCTTCCATAGGAATAAGATCTTTCTTATGTTTTGAATCACCTTGTTTCTCGGCACGCTTTTTATCTTTGTGTGCGCCAGCACCTGCAGTCTTTTGATTCTTAGCTACGAAGTTTCTTGGCTTGCTGGCAGGCACAAAATCTTTGGCTCTCATACTGTAATACCTCTTGATCTAATTCCGCCTTTGCTTTTTATTTTACCTAATTCTTCTAAAGCATGACGTATTTGTTCCATGTTCATTTTCAATTCTTCAAATTGGCGTGCCATTAGTTGCCACTCACCGGGACTGGCATTTTCTGCACGAGCAGCAAGATCTTTTAATTGACCAGCAGCACGTAGCATACGATATTTTAATTTTGCTGGATTGGCCTTGTCGTGCCCGTAGATCATTGGATCCATTGGATCAGAAGGATCCATTTCTAAAGGAGCTTCTGAAACACTTTCATTGCGTCTTTTAGCTAATTCTTTTTTAGCATCTTCTTTATCAACCATCGGTCTTGGGTGTTCACCTGCTGCAACTTTTTGCAGATACGATGTACTAAAATTACTTAGGTCGGGAGAACTCTTAGCAGGAGTTTTATCTAAATAGTCGTTGTCTTTGGGTTTTACACGTTCCAGATTAAAATCGTAATATTTTATACCTTTAGATTTTAAAAACTTTTCAAGAGCTTCCGAAGCTTCCCTTGGAGACTTATATGTTGTTCCTAAATTAATATCTTTGGATATTTCTTTACCGTCAACTTTAAACGTAACGTGTGCAACAATATCTGGAAGAAAGTCTTCACCTGAACTTTGAGCGTAAGCCCCACCGCCACCTAGTGCAGCGGCACCTGCTAATGCAGCACCTGCAATTTTACTTTTCCATCCTTCTTCTATATCTTCGTTGATGCCCATACCTTTGCGAACTGCACTAAACAAAGGCTTGGCCAACTCGCCTGCTCCTGTGGCTTCTTGAAATGCTGCAAAGTCATTGTTAGCAGCAGCCAACCTTGCTCCGCTGGCACTAACTCCTGCTACACCTTCAGCACCATCTTCACGGTCTCCGCTGCTGGCAAAATCAATTACGTCAAACTTATAAAAGCCATGTGCCTTGCCTTCAACGCCGTTGTATTGTGTGAGAAGGCTTTTCATATCTTCTAGGCGATCTGATCCTGCTACAAAGGTAACTGCGTTGTAACCCTGCTCATGTAGGTAGCTGGCAACCTTGCCGATGGTGTTTAATCCTGCATTCTCTACTACATCTTTGGCATACTGGGGGAACATTTCCTTAATGAATTTGATCTTAGTTCCGTAGTCTAGGGGATTTTTCTTTTTGTCTTGGCTTTGGCTAACAAAAATTTTCATTTCGCCGCCCTGGCTTTTCATAGTATCTAATACTTGTTTGTGACCAATGGTAGGAGGATTCATTCTGCCGAAACAGAATGTCACGAGGTCGGATATAGACTTTGAACACCTGTGGATTACCTCGGTGTTCACGATGACGTTTCACAGCAGGAAAGAAATACTGATCTAACATTTTTGAATCGTTGTCGATGAAAAATTTTAAATCGTCTAAGTAATCAATTTCTTGTTGATCGTCTTTAGGTGCGCCAATAGGCGAAAACATTTCTCTTAACAGCATTACCAGCTCCTGCAAGACCAATATCTGGCTTTCCAACGAGGTCCTGGGTTTTTACAATTATGTCTAGCACGGAATGATTTTCTACGTGCAGGATTGCTTTTCTTAATACGCATCTTCTTGTCGCCAAAGTTTACCTTGACAATATTGCCGTTGGGCTTGCGTACATATACTTTGGATTTTTTAACATCACCGGCCATTTTCTTGCCTAACGGAACTTCACGACCTTGATACTTGGCTTCATCTACATCATCTTCTGCCACACCTTGCGATCTATAAACTCCGTCTACATTCTGTTTTGGTGTGCCACCAGTGGCCTGTACAACAGCAGTTAATAAATCGTTGAATTTTAATTTAGGATTAATTAATGCATTAGGAACAATAGTTTCGTCGCCATGTACTAGATCAACATCATCAAAGTAAAGTGGAGCATTTTTTTCTAATCCCGCTTCTTTACGTAGCCAGTTTGTGAGTTTCTTTTGGTCACCATTTTTTTCGTACCATTTAGCAACATTATAACCGTGTGCTGAGCCTTCCGTCACACCTTCTTCGTACTTCTGTGCTTTCATGTAATCACGAGCTGTGTCAATGTAGTCTACAGCTTTGGTGATCTTACTCTGTACCCATTCTGGAAGATTGTCATCTGCTTGTAGAATGCTGTACAATTCTTCCGCGGCGCTGTCTATAGTACGTAGATCATCCTTGGCCATGTCGCCTTCACGATCATACTCTCCGTAGTTTACAGGCGCATCTGGATTTTCTGGACCGTGGTCCTCCATTTTAACGCAGTTGTCTACGGTCTTGCCGCCTTTCTGTTTGGTGCCCATGCGCTTGTAACCTTTCCAACAGGCTTTGCCATCGACACCTTTTTGTTTGTCTTCTACTAATTCACCCTCTAAAAACTCTAAACCTTCATTGGTCAGCATATCTAGTGCAGTGTCGTCTAATTCGATTACAATACCATCTTCTAGAATGTCTACAATTTCTGTGGCGATTTCGTGATCTTCGCTAAAGCTAATGCCAAATGCATCGCCTATCTGGAATGATTCTGAAAATCCTTTGGCTTTGGCTTCTTTTTCGAGATCAGCTTTGCGTTGTATAATTGCTTGGGAAATTTCTGGATCTTCTGAAGCAACAGGATCCATTTGTAAGTTCTGAAGGGCCTTACGTTTGGCCTGAAGATCTTCAGGATTTTTTAATTCTGTTTCGCTTACAATAGCGTCTAACTTAGATAACAGGTCTCTCATAGTATTCCTCGGGAGGTCATACTATATTTATCGTCTGAAACAGTTTAGTGATTATATCGGATTTCGGTGATTGTGCCCTGCTCTAGCTGATATGCTATGCGGATGAACACAAATTTGCCGGTGAATGTGCAGGCAGCGTTGGAAGTAACAGGAGTACTGTCTATAGCAGTCAACACAGTGTCTGAGCTGTCGAGAACTACGTCAACCCAGTCATTGATACCGGGATTTAGGTCTAGAGTGGCCTGTACTTTGATGCTGCCTTTGAAATTATTCAGCTCAAAGGTCATGGTATGAACACCATTACCGTTCTTATAGTAGCCTGCACCTATGTGTTTTTCACCGTATTGCCACGTAGAAGGCTGACTGTCGTCGGTGATATTTGACAATAATACTGTAGTTTCTCTGCTCATCAACTATTTATCGCATACTACAAAGTTATACACCCTGCCTACGACCTCTGCACTGCGCAATTTCAGCATTAACAGCATGGATTCGTCTTCAACTAATATGTATCTACGATCCCAATTCCAGTCAGTGGTTAAAAACCATTTTTCAATAGCAGCTGTACACGTAACTTTAGGCTGTTGTAATTTCAACCAGTTTAGATATTTCTGCTTGCCTTCACGATCTTTAGACATTTTATGAGGTAATAGATACACACGATACTGATATCTGCCTTTAGGTAACTTATCTACAGTAATGGAGTTCTGCGAATCTTTGAGAATTTCTGCATTCGCTACACTGGGTTGGAATCGATGTACTAATTCTAATTGACACCGTACAGATAACGTTTCATAAAAATCTGCGTCATTGGTATAGATGTCTAATCGACTGCGTTCGACTCTAAGAGCATACGTGTCTTTGTCGTATGCCGCTAAAAAATCACAGAGATTAATGATGGCATCTTTGTTAGCCACAGCTTTGCGGTAACTGACATAATATATAGAGTCGTCTTCCTTGTAATTGTTTAAAATTTCCGGAATGTCTTCTACAGCATATGTTCGCAACATCACACAGCCGTCTAATGACAAGCTGACTTTGTACAACCATTTACCGTAGAACTTACGATTCGTTAGTTTGGTCTTCTGCACAGTGAAGTCCAGTTTATCATCGACGATGTCGACGGTTACTCTGCCGCCATTTACTAGGTCGCCAAACAGAACTCTACGACTTAGTGGAGATTTAATTTCGTTGTCTATGATCCTAGCCAACGGTCTCGCTCCCATCTTTTTGTCATAGCCTCGATCGGCTAACCAGCGTGTGGCCTTGGCATTAACTACAATCTCTATGCCTTTGTCTTTGAGTTGGCTGTTGAGATCAGCCACAAACTTCTTAACGATCTGGATAACAGTATCGCCGCTGAGTTTCGAGAACTTGATTACAGCATCTAATCTGTTACGGAATTCTGGACTGAAATGCTTCTTAATAGCTTTGTCATCCTCTCCATCTCGTTCTAACTCACCGAACCCGATAGTGTTAAGTTCGTTGTCTGCGGCTCCGAGGTTGCTGGTCATAATCAAAATAGTATTGCGACCATCTGCTACTTTACCGTTTGAACCAGTGACAAAACCATTATCCATAAACGCCAACAAGATATTACTTACATCTGGATGTGCTTTTTCAATTTCGTCTAACAGCAATATGCTGTTGGGATTTTCCTGAAGCTTGGTAATCAACATACCGGCATTGTCTTCATAGCCTACATAGCCCGGAGGAGCACCGATCAGTCTTGCGACTGAATGCTTTTCCTGATACTCGCCCATGTCGAACCGAACCAGCTGCATGCCCATCTTATCTGCTAATTGTTTGGCAGTTTCTGTTTTGCCGCAGCCAGTAGGTCCGAGGAATAGAAATGAGCCGATAGGCTTATTGGGACTCTTCATGCCTGCTTGCGATACAAATACTTTGTCCAATAGTGTTTCCACTGCTTGGTCTTGACCGTAAACTACACCTTTCATTTGTGTGTCGAGGTCAGCAAGGTTCTTGGATTCTTTCTGAGCTACTGTTTCCAATGGCATGTTGATCATCTTACTCAGCTCGTATGTGACCTGTTCTATATCGACAATCTGTGCTACACCTTCCATGCCTTCATCGTCTTTGAGTTTGTATCTTGCACATTAGCCATGTCGTTGGAACTGCCGTTGGCAGCACCTGCACCATTCATCATATGTGCTTCATCTATGAATAGAATAATCTTGCCTTTCTTTTCTAACGCAGCCAATACAGCTTTGACTCGTTCTTCAAAGTCACCACGATACTTAGATCCTGCAAGTAGAGCACTGATATCTAAGGTGTAGACTTGATGGTCTTTGATAAATTTAGGAACCTTGCCCTCGTGGATCTTACGAGCAATGCCTTCTGCAATAGCAGTCTTACCAACACCTGGATCACCTACCATTAATACATTGGCTTTGTTTCTACGTGCTAATACCAGTTGTATTTTTTCTATTTCGTCATCACGCCCAATCACTGGATCAAGTTTTCTCTGTTTAGCCTTGAGACTGAGATTGGTACAGAATTGATTCAGTATGCGATCTATCTGGGTGGTGTTGACTATGCGTGTTTCTACTTCTGCGTCTTCGGCGATTTGTACATTTTCTTGGAAATATTTTACAAATTTTTCTTTGGTTACTCCAGCTTTGGTAAGAAAGTAGTAACCGAAACTGTTTTTCTCTGACAGCACACTGATAATGATATCTGCGATTTCCATACGCTGTCTACCACTAAACAGCACCTGTGTAAAGCAGCGATTTAACACTCGCTCAACACTGTTGGTCTTTTTAGGCTTGGCATTAGCATTGGTGGTTTTAATATCATTGAGATTGTTTTTTAAATAGTGTTCGATATTTGTTTTGACAAATTTAGCATCGGCACCGAAACTTTCTAACAGTTTATAAGAATCTTCGTCCTCCATGATACCATATATGATATGTTCAATGGTTATGTATTCATGGTTGAGAGTCTTTGCCATCTCAATGGATTTTTCAAAGATTTCTTGTAGACTCTTGCTGGGTTCAATCATTAGATATTTCCTTGTTTAATCTGTTGTATTAGGTTGATTTGTTCAGGCTGTAGGAGCTTTGGTATTGATACTTTTATTCGTATTAACATATTACCTCGCTGCCGTGTACGCATGTTAGGCAGACCTTCGCCTTTGCAACTGAGCACTGTGTCTGGTTGTGTACCAGGCGGCAATTTTATGGATAGTGTCTTGTTGTCTAAAGTCTGAATATCGATGCTGGCTCCTAGCAGGGCATCCCACACACTGACTTCTCGATCTATGATCAGTGATGTGCCTTCACGTCGATATCTAGAGTGTTCTCTAACTACAATGTTCACTAACAAATCCCCTGGCTTAAGACCGGGGATTGAATCGTCGCCCATACCTTCGTATCTAATCTGTTGTCCGTGTTCTATGCCCGGCGGGATCTGAATGTTGATCATTTTATTTTTGCCGGGTATTGACACCTCAGCAGTGAAATCTCTGCCGCTGAGCACATCTTCTAAGGTAATTTCTACATTGATGTTCAATGATCTATTTCTTCGCTGAGGCTGTCGACCAAACCCACCGAATCCAAAATTACCGAAAATGTCATTCATATTACCTGTGTTGAAATGAAACTCAAACGGGCTTTGTCCAAAGCCTCCTGCACCTGGTTGTGCGTTCGGGTCTCCACCGAGGTCTATAATTTGTTTTTTCTGCGGATCACTAAGGTACTCGTATGCCTGTGATATTTCTTTGAATTTCTTTTCATCACCACCTCGATCTGGATGGTACTTCATAGCCATGCTTCGATATGCTTTTTTTATTTCAGCGTCACTGGCGTTTCTTTGTAATCCTAAGGTTGCGTAATAGTCCATGTATGTAGTATATGATAAAAAAAGGACTGTGTCAAGCAGTCCTTTTATTTAATTAGAAATTTACTGAGCTTTATTTTTTCTTTTCAGGAACTGCTGTGCCTTCGTGTTTTTCACGCACTTTGACTTCTTTGCAGTTTTGTTTCGGTTTCTTAGTCTTTGGATCCATTACAGGCTTACCGTCTTTGCCCTGTTGGTCCACACAGACTTTTTTAGTTTTTGGTTTAGTGTCTTCGGCTGCATACGAAGGGAATGCCATTCCTAATGCAAGTCCTGCTACAAAAATAATAGTTTTCATAATGTTTCCTTATCTTGGATGTGTGTGTCCACACTTACCGCATTGATCTTGTTCGTTCATATTATGCTCCTTTCTTAGCTAACATAGCCTGAATCTTTTCTTGAATTGCCTTAGCCCAGAAAGGCTGTGGAAAATTCCATCCTACAAATGCTCCTACTGCTATCCATAATAATGTATCTAACATGTCCCGCTCCTTTTAAATTTCTGGTTGCTCTGGTTGTGCTGGCATTGGCTTTCCGCTGTTCGATAAGCCTACTGCTGGTTTAGCCGTTCCCGCTCCAAAGCCTGAACTGCTACCAACGCTGCTTGTTGCTGAAGGTACGCTTCCAACGCTGCTTCCGAAACTGCTTGTTGGCGCTGGAGAACCGAATCCCCCCGACGTTGCACCAAATCCTGTTGAAGGTGTGCTAGGTGCTGTAAAGCTGCTTGTTGGTGTGGGGGTTTGTGCTCCGCCATTGTTTGCTCCGTTTAATTTTTCTTGTGTGCGACCGAATGCCGCAATACCAAGAACCGCGCCCATTGCAATGTGGAACAATCCTGCACCTTGCAATGTTAATGGATTCCATTGTGTGATAGGAGTATGTGTCAGAGTTTGTAGTAAACTCCACAACACCGGAAATACAATCATGTCAAACATACAGACTAACATGTACATCCAACCCATCATTGGACGCCATTTGCTGTTCATCCAATCTTCTTTTTTTGATTCGCTTGCACTTTTAACTTCTTCTGACATTTCGCGCTCCTATTGTATTTTTAGAACCAAAGCATTATGCCGTTGAGGCTTAATACTATTCCTACTCCTGCTACTACAAAACTACCCCAGAACATGGCCATGCTAACTGCAAGAATACTTGCTGACAGCACAACAATGGCTAATTGATATGCGGTACTTGCATAACCAATCCACGGACTGGATTTCTTAGCATCTTCACGTGCAGCTTCCATTTCTCTTGCTTTAACAGCAATTTCTTTCTTGTCAGCATCCATGCGTTCTTTCTCTGCCATGAACTCTGCTTTTAGTTTTGGATCAGCAGTTGTCTTAGCCGCAAGTTCATAACTAACACCACGACTTGCTTTAGCTTGATACTGTGCCCATGTATTGTTGGCACCTAGTGTATTGTTTAATACTGTGCTGGATAGTTTGCCACCGTACCATGCGTTAACTGCTAATAATAAAGCAAACACGGAAATAACCATACCTGCTTTGTCTTTTAATTTAGCTTCACGCTCTGAACGTGACCCTACCGGAGGCTTAGGTGCGTCTGGATCTTTTGGTTGTTTGTTTACTAAATTTAAAACTGAATCTATTAATGCCATCTATCGCTCCTGCTTAATATACTGTTATTTAACGCTTTCGAAGATTTTCTTCTGCTCCTTGTACCATTCCTGCCACATCTTTAATTTTTCTGCGTTTTCGTGGCAGCTTCCGTAGTTTTCGACGACTCTGTCGAGGAGCCTACTGGCTTCAATGCCGCTGGGGGCTCCATCAGTTGACTCGGGACCTCTGGCCACTTCATTACGACTGGCGCTGTCGTGCAAGCTGATAGTAGACTTAGGCAAAGTACACTGAGCATCAAGTTGCTTGCCCGCAACTTCTTTAATGATTTCTCTGTTAACATAAACATTTTCCTTTACGACTTTAATTTTCGTAACTATTTTTTCTTGTATTACTGTATTAACTTGCTGACTTTTTTCTTCAGCAACTTTGACTTTTGCTTCTAGTTCTGCTACACGCTCTCGCCATGCCATTTCTGTTCCATAACTTCCGAATAAAAAACTACCTATTACCAACAGCAGTACGCCTGACAATTCTGCAGGCAGTTTGTACTGAGCTATTAGAGGAAGCCATGTGACCAATTTGCTGATCACATATAGTCCTACACCTATAGCTATTAGAATATAAGTGATCCAAAGGAAGAAACTATCTGGAATCAGCGACAAGGCCCATTGAATCTGCCACATCGTTAATGTGCTCCGAATATATGCAGAGCATGTTCGTAGTGTTTGATTCTATCCTCAAGTCCAATGGTGCCGCCGTTAATACGCTTGGTCAGTGTGAGAATGTCACCTTTGTCTGCCCATTGGTTGAGATTATTTTGATCCCAGAAGAAGCAAGCACTCTGTACAGCACCTTCGAATGTCTGCAGATACTCCGATGCTTCCTCTACTGGCACATCGATACTGGCCGCAAAGAATGTGTAGTTGTCTTTACCAGTTAACTGAATAAGTCCACGTCCACAGTACTTAAATCCGTCCCCGGATTCTTCGTCTCCGTTGCCCATGCGATTGGCATAGACTCTGTTGGCAATTTTTTCAGGCTTGTTTGCGTATGCGGCGGCGGTAGCATCATCTGGGAAGTATTTAGGAAACACTTTTCTAAGACTGGCTGCTTTGTAGTTTAAATTTTCTTTGAGAAAAACAAATCCACCACTTTCATGAGCGCATTGTGCCAAGAAGGCCGCTACACGCTGTGGAGTATTGATATCATATTCTGGAAGTATGGCATCTAGTGCATCGTACCAGTTCTGTAAGTATTGGTTTTTTGGCAGCATCTCTTTCAGCTGCGCTTTGGTAAAATCAAATGTAAAGCTCATTATCAGATCCTTTTTAATAACATCGAACGTTCGCCGTTGTTAAACACGAATGTGTCACCTACTTTGTTTATAGTGTAGTCTCCTAGTACCTTTGTAAGCCAAAATGCTTCACTGGTAGCTGCTTGATCTACGCTGTATCCATCTGTAATTCCTTCTAAGATAGATTCTGTGTTACCGTCTTTGACGATTTCTAATCGCACTTGAGAACCGAACGGTTTAACTATAGTTATCACATTGCCGTCAAGACTAAGATCATCCATTAGTGTCTTTGAAAAGAATCTTTTTACATCCTCGGTGCGATTTTTATTTACAAACTCTTTATATTCATTGACACTGGAAGGAATCTTAGCTTTGAGATTGTCAGTGCTTGCTTCATGCACATGATTTTGTTTGTAGTATTTGAATTTAAATTCATCTAAGCCTGTGAGTCTTTTCACCCCATAGGTTAATTCCTGTATGTGTTCTGCCAGTTTAGGTGTTCGACTGATTTCTACAAACACAGAATACTCACCGTTATTGTCTTCACCTGAGCTGACATCTGCATCTAGCACAAATTCATAGCCCTTTTCAATAAACTCCATTAGGTCCTTGGCCGGAGATCGATCTTTGACTTTGAAGCTGACTACGCAGACATCTTGATCTTCGCCCATTTTAGATCTAAATGAATCAACTTCAAATACATCATGGACCATCTCTTTTAGGTCAGTGGCTCTTAGCCCTTCGTTAAGCTGCTGGTTGTTCTGCTGGTTGTGCATTTGCCATGTCCTGTGCTTGTTGTTCTGCTGGATCAATTGACCCATTAATGATGTTAGCATTAACTATGTCTTCGATCTTGTTCTTATCAAGTTCTGTATATCCTCGATTGATATCGCTCATTAGTTTTTTAGGCATGCTGATCTTGATCATCCATATGTCTTTGTGATCAATCTTACCTTTGCGTGTGCCTGGGCGTATGTCATCGGGAGTTTTAATCTTTCGAACCATGGCAATTTTGCTTTCGGCTACCTGTACTCTACACCCGTACTCAAGTAGTCTTTTACCGCCTGCAGGTTCCGGAAGCTGATCTTGTGGCCACATAAATGTGCATTCCACATAGTATCTGCTTTCTTTTGGACCTTCTACAAGTTCTCCGTCGATCCAGTTATCAAACACATACACATCTAATTCATCTAACACCCGCTCAAAGTCTTTGAGCAGTTGTAGACTGTTATTAGACCCGTAGATCTGTTCAATATTGCTGATTATGTCTTTAATATCTGCCATAGTATCTCCCGTTGTATTTATCGTCAAAATACAAACATAACATATAACTTTTTGAGCCAGGGGTTAAATACACATGTGTTCGGTCACGGACACTACGGTTTGAGGTCCGTGCCTAACACTTACAGGAGGGCTAACCTTATATGAAGCGAAAAAGAGCGCAAGTTCAGCAAAAAGAGCAATATGATCCACGATTCCCAACTAACGTAATAAATATTGATCATAGGTTAAATGAAAAACGCAGAAGAGTACAGATTTATCCCAAGAGTCTAAGCCAAGAGACTTATCTACTTAAACTAAACGATCCCAACAAAATGATTAGATCAACTCAAATACGGATCTGCAGATAAAATCATAATTACTCGACCTGCTGTGAGTGTTGATGAAGAACACGGATTCTTGCCCGGGGACCTAAACGAAAAAATGGCCCCTTGGACCAAGCCAATATTTGATGTAATCGCAGAAAATTTCAACGCCAGAGAGATAGAAAATTTTATCAAAGAAGGAGTGATAGAAACCAGTCCTTTGGCTTACATGCGAGGTAGAACTTTTAAAAACGCAGTGGTCGTAGCTGATGAGATGCAGAATGCCACGCCTAGTCAGATGAAGATGCTGCTGACACGACTAGGGCAGAACAGCAAGATGGTAGTCACAGGAGACCTACAACAGGCTGATCGTCCTAGTAACAATGGCCTACTAGAATTTTTGGGATTGTATAATAACTTCCAAGGCCACAGATATGTGGATCTAGTAAAATTTGACGTGCAGGATGTTGAACGTCACGAAGCTGTTAAGGAGATATTAGCAATCTACGGCGACGATTAATCTTTAGGGAGGTAGGGGGTCAGTTGATCCCCTAGTACTCTTTTATAAAATTCTAACATATCATCAAATCCAGCTTCTGGATTAAGTCCATTCTTGACACATTTTTTCTCTTTGAAATCTAAGATGACCTTTGCGGTCTGAAGATGTTTCATCCTAACATTATTTCTAAATTCAGTTAGCTCATCCCATTTACCGGTTGGCTTTTGCACATACGTCACAAGCATATATCTAGCTGTCATAATTTTACTCAATTAAAAATTTATATTCTGGAAATGTTTCTGAAAAATTTAAACCTCTTCGTTTATCGTATTCTGTAACAAATGATTTAAATTTATCTCTTTCACTTAATATATCAGTATATGTATCATCAAAAACCACATTCTCGAATCTTTTTACAGTGTTTGTTGAAAAGTTTTTTTTGATGTATTCTAAACTTTCTTTTTTATAATCTGTTATTAATGATGCCTTGTGCTTCCCCACTGGTTGCAACTGTGATATTTTTTCTATGGCGTATGACATCGATGAATCTATCAATGAAATGATCATCGACTGCTAAGTTGGTATTAATGGTCAGCGGAATGTTTTTAGCTTCTTCTATCAGCGCAAATGTATGTTTGCTTAGTAAAGGCTCTCCACCGGTGATTCTAAGTTGTTTAAGATTAGGTTGAATAATTTTCCAGTATTTCCAAAAAGCTTCTGTATACGGATTATACTCTCTTTCTAATATAGGCTTAATATGTATTTTGTTATAGCTGTTGGGATATTCGCCCTGCACTTCTATCTCCGACTGCCATTTACTGCTGAATGTAGGCCCGCAATAGGAACATGCAAGATTGCAAACTGTAGAAAAACTCACTTCTAATGATCGAGGATCACTTACTGTCGAATTGATATGCGGATTAAACCAATTATAGGTATATCCACTTTGAATAATTCTATCCTGAACACCTGTTGAAGAATGACAATAAGAGCATTCTTCTGGAATTTTTCCGTCAAGCATTTCTTGCCTAACAGATTGCTTATGCCTATGATTGAATAGTGCTGACGGATTTTGTAATTCTGCTGGATCGATTTTTACAGGACCGCAATGATGACATCCGTGTTCTTGACCTGTACTGAGATGTAAAGTACTGGTACCCCATTTTTCTAAACAAAATCCCGGCCCTTTGTGATCGAGTATTTGTTTTATTACCCAATACTTAGGATTCATCGACGATTTCTAACCAGGTATGATCGCCCATGTATTTTACCTGAGCTTGATATTCGTAGTCTTCCGGGGCACTACTAGACCAATCGTTGGGACCGTTCTGGGTTAACAATGTATGCTGTTTTCTTTTATCCCATGCCAACCAATAGCAATTGCCCATCACTGGCTGAAACTGATATACCGCGGCATGCACAGCATCTGTGATTTCTAATCTGCGCTTGATGGCCTGCGCCTGTTTTTCCAATACACTAACCAGTTCCATGATGCGATCATATTCTTGCTGGGCATACATCCTAGCATGATTGATCATTAGATCTTTTTGTTTGGTAACAGGAACTAGATCAAATTTAACTCCGCCTGCTTCTGTGGGATACTCTGATACATTTCTATTAAAGAACGGTATCAGTGTTCCGCCTACTTCAGCATCAAAACTATTTCGGCCTTTGGTAAGATTAGATTTTTTATCCGGCATTAATCTTTGATAATTTTACCAGAGTGGATGCTAAATTAATTTCTGGATCAATAATCAGTGTGTGATCTACTAGAGCCTGCTTGATGACATGCAGAGCCTTGTCTTGATTCTCTTCTGCGCCAAAGATGTCCAAATGATTGTAAAGCCACACGTACACTTCTTGCATCTCTTCTGAACGCAGTTTGCCACACAGCATCTTACGTGCTTCTTGTATTTTACCTGCTCTAAACAGTTCTACCATATCAAATTTCCACTCCGCAGATCCTGCATCTTCTTTAGTAGCACTGTGGAGTTTTGCATCGTTGGTATTCTGTTGCAGTAGATTTAGGCATTTACGAAGATCGGGATATGTGGTAGACACATACATATCCAGTGTGTCTAAATCAAATTCGATATTTTCTTCAACCAACACAGTAGCAGCTCTGGCAGTAAATTCAGTTTGATCTAGTTTTGAAAAATGCCATTGCTGACAGCGACTGTGCAGTGCAGGTACAATCATATTAGGATTATTACAGGTTAATATGAAACGTGCATAATTGCTGTATTCTTCTATGATGCCTTTTAGAGAATCCTGTGCCTGTGGACTCAACCGATCCGCCTCATCTAATAGCACTACCTTGAATGAACCCCAAGCAATACTGCTGATAAATGGCACTATCTTGTTACGTATAAAATCAATACCGGTTTCTCGACTGGCGTTGACTTCTAGCACATCGGCATCGAGGATTTCGATTTCGTTGACTAAAATTTTAGCCATTGTGGTTTTGCCAATACCCGGAGGCCCGCTCAACAACAAATGAGGAATGCTTTTTTCAGCGATCCAAGTTTCGACCTGTCTCCGCTGTGCGGCATCACGCCACACATAGCCTTCCATCTTTTTAGGACGATACTTCTCTACCCATAGTTCTTTCATTCTTTTGCCTTTGTGATAATGTCTTGTGTTATTGTACTATTTTTACTGTCGATAAGCGAGAACTCGTGTAACCGATCCGCACATTTACGTATATCGTCGTGCAATTGTCCTTGACCAATCTCTTCTGCAACGGTACGTGCAATGTCATGTAAAGCTATTACCGCATCAACTATTTTTAGATTTCTCATTCTTTTAAGCCTTTATTAATTTCTGCTGCAATTACACGCTGTCGTAATTCACTGGTTGAAAAATTATGTTCTCGTTTATTAAAATAAAACTCAATTCTGCGATCAATACATTCTCGGCGACCCGTAAAATCGTCGTTTTCGTATTCCTGTCCTAGTATTCTAACATTAATAGGATAAGAAAGCAAGATGTTTATAAGGTCTTCTTCCGTTTCATAGACAAGTATTTCGTCAACATACTTGCAGGCTTTGAGTTGTTCATAGCGTTCAAACACACTTTGAACTGGTTTGTTTTTAATACCAGGCCGATCGATAGTAGGATCAGTTTGTAACCCCACAATCAAGTGATCGCATTGAGTCTTAGCTTCTTTCAGCATCATAATATGACCTGCATGAAACAGATCAAAGGTGCTACAGGTAAATCCTTTTTTCATTCTGGTAATATTTCTTCTATAATTGGTTCTTCGTTGGGAAAGTAGTGTACATCATAATACTTTTCCCCTACATAATATTCTTCACACCAGCTATGTTGATTATTGCTGGTGCGGGTTGGTTCGGTCATTTTTAATATAAGCCAAACATGTTTATACTCTTCACCTTCTATAACTCGCTTAGGTGGCCCCATAACTCGACGAATAAACTCCTGGGCTTCTTCGGGAGTCATGTTTAGAGCATTAGTTTTTTTTGACATAGGGCAGCAAGTTAGGCGGAGTCCACCCATCAGGCTTGAGTACTTTGCCATCTTCACGTTTAATTACTTTGCCGGTCTTCTTATCAATCTTGGCAAAGTTAGTAGCCATTACTTCCTTCCAGGCACCTTCAGCATCAAAGCCAGCTGAATGAATGGCACCTATGGTCACAACCAACATGTCAATGAGTGCATCTAGAATTTCTACACGATCCTTGTTGATGATGGCTTGATTAAGTTCTTCGGCTTCTTCTTCGATTAACCCAAGATACATATTGAATTGATCTGTATCTGCAGAGTCTACTGCTTGATCGCAGGCCCGCATGAATTTTTCTTGATCACGAAACGGATTAGTCATATATCTCCTTCAAGACTTTAGTATTTTTATTATATGCTTTTTTTCTTGTTCCAGCAACCACTGCTCTTCCAAATCTCCGAAGTTGGGAGATTTAGCCAAGGTCTCATCTATGATCTGTTTGATCTGATAGAGATCTTGTTTGCAGTTCCATTGTGTGAATCCGTCGTTGTACGGACTAGAGATTTCTCTGGCGAGACTATGTACTTGAGAAGTGATATTACTCACTTCCCAATTTTTCTTAAAACCCATTAGCTGATCTTAGACATGTTACCTGGCATGAAGTCTTCGGGATTGATATTCATACTCGATCCGTTTGAAAATTCTTGCCCAATGTAAGCATCATTGGGACGTGAGTCACTGACAGCTAACACAGCCGATATTTCTATCTTTTGCACTTCTTTAATACTTTCGCCATCATCGATTTTGATTTTACGAGTCCATCGACCATGAGCAATCAACAGCCATTGTCCTACATTAACATCTAACTCACAGCTATCACCGATCTTGTAAACTCGAGCCCAGCGTGGTTTAACTCCATGTGCTTTACCGTCGTCGCTATTGATTATAATACCACTGGCAGTGACCTGTTCCCCCATTTCCATATCACAGACTAATATGTCTTTACTCAGGGGACGTACCTGCATTTGTCGTGCTTCGAATGCTGTAGCCATGTTGATCCTTATTTCTTGTTGCTGCGAGCAGCTACTTCTTCATGTAAGGCGTTGGGATTTTGTGCGTAATAGTCTGCCAACACTTGTTCACGTGTGCGTATCACTCTGCCACCTTCGCCAATTTCGTCCCCGCGAGCATTGACTTTCATGTTACCCACAGCTGGAGTTTTTTCAAATCTCAAGCTCATCTTTTCCATATCAATTTCTTTGCCTCGCATAGAGGTATAAGTTCTTCCCATTTTATTCTCCTTTAAAGAATTCTGTAATCGGTAGTTTGTATTTAACGCTATCGATTTTGTGTACGCCAATTATGAATAACACATAACTGGCCACGCTGCTTCCTCTTCCCACCCCCCATACTACCTGGTTGTTTCTTAATGTATCTACCACGTATTTCATTGCTCGCAGCACAGGCAACAGATCATGTTTTCTATATAGGTCGAGTTCTTGCAGCAATCTATCATAGTTTTGTTCTGGACATTGATCCACTAAAAATGCTTCTATGTCCATGTGTTGATATTCTTTGGGAATGAACCATTCAGTGCAGTCTATGTCAGCGGGGGGAATTGGATAGTTCAAGTGCTCTTGATGTAATCTGTTCACGTATTGTGAAAGATCATCTGCAGTGGTACAATGGCTCAGTATGTCTGGCCCATGCTGCATTACACCTTGTACGAGTTGTTGAGTTGTATTAGTCCACATTGATCAATTGACCTAAATCACCATCTGCTTGTTTCAATTTCAGAGCATGCCTCTTTGCGAGTTCTTCTCTATATATTGTAACAAAAGTAGATAGCTGTGTCAAGAGATCTGTACTGCCCATTCTGGCAGCAGCGTAATATTTTTTATTCAATTCGATCAAGCGATTTTCAATTTCTTGATCTTTGAATTCAGAAAGATCGCCACTCAAGGGATGAAACATCAGCTGTATAAACCTAGATAATTCATCCAAATTACAGTAGCACTGTGCTGCCATACTTCGATTATCACGGGATTGGTAGCAGAAGTAACTGTAACTGATCCAGGAAATCCTGGTGATTTTTTAATCACTGTTCCGCCTGTGGTTGTGAATGTTATGGTTCTAGCAGTACCGTCACCGTAGAGCTCCAGGGTAGCTTTGCCAATCTGGCCAAGTCCTGTGATATCTACTGCTCCGGTAGGAAATTCGGAGAATGACAGACTGGTGTTTGCGCCAACCTTGATTACATGATACATTGCCTGTTTGAAGCTGACGTCCTGTGTACCTGCAACAATAGCAGCACCGTAATCCTTTTTGCGCAGATATGCGTCATTGAGTGTAACAGATCCCACGATGTTATATAGAAAATCATTGTCTTGATCAGTTCTAGCTGCGTTGTCTTGCAGGTCTGTGATTTCTGTTTTGGCAGTTGAGAAGTTGTTTTTGATAGTATCAAAGTTATCTCTAAACACCTGCGTGTCGTTGTCCTGTCCAGCTACAGGAAAGTTTTCATTTATTGCTGCGAAATTAATAAGGCTTGTCAAGGTAATTTTTCTCCACGTTGCGGGAATGCAAGGTATTTATCCTCTACTGCGCATCCATAACGGTAAAAATTCGCGATCGCGATCTCCTACTGCTTGTATCTGCTTGCGCATGTTCTTAATTGAATTAGGAAATACTCGCTGATGATCTCGATCACTGACAAACGGAATATCGCTGTCTACTTTGATGCTGTCATAACTGATCAATACCTTACTGTTGATATTGTTAGATAAATTCACAGTTTGGCTGATGCTTTTGCCGTTTTTTTCTAAATCATCGATGATATCTACATACACAATTTCGTATACTACTTCTTGGGTTACGGGATCTTTGGCTTGGCTGACTTTGATGTTGCCAAATTTTAAACGCTTGTGGTAATGATTGCGACTCATAGCCTGTACATATTTCACAGCAGCAACACTTTCTATACCTGCATATATCAGAACTCGCAGATCCGTTTGCACTCCAAAGTTTGAATCGCCATAGCGATACAGATCCGCGGGTCTAAATATAGTAGCGTCTGTAATGAAATTATACCATGCTAATCTTTTGGATTTAGATTGAAAGGCTCTGACATAGAGATTGGCAAAAGTTTGATTGTTCTCAACTCGCACAGCAATATTAAATGTGCGATCAACTGTGACAAAATTCACACTGTCTCTGGCTTTCACAGTGAATGTAAATTTAAGATCAAATGTAGAGGTACCGCCGTCAAAGACTGCAGAAAAGTCTCTGCTCAATGTTGAACTGTCTTCTGCAGGAGCAAGGCTGTCTGAGCGTTCAAAGAACCTAGTCAATCCCGGACCAGCATCATCTGCAAACTGTTTGACCTTGCCTTGTAATATTCCAGTAGGTAAAAATGTCAATCCTGGAGGCAGTTTGCCTGATACAAATTCATAGGCAATCCTTCCGCCATACAACAGACTTTTTGCTTGAATATATTTTTCACTGGCAGTGTTGGGTTTTATAGTGCCGAGGTCACTGTCTGTGATCCACTCAACAGCACTGTCGATTTCACCGATCACAGTTACAGTAAATGTTTTTTCGGTCTTAGATGTACCTGCTCGCCAATAGGTTTCATCTGTGGGCAGTCTATTGAGATGCACTTGCACACAGATATATGTGATACCTAAGAATTCTACAGCGTCATTGATTTTATAAGTGGTAAAGTTATTCCATGAACCTTTGTAGATATATGATATATAAGCCAGTGCTGCGGGATAGTTTACTGCACGGATTGTAAATTTATAGTCTCTGGAAATTCTAGCCTGATACGGTACTGATCCGGCAATATCGCCTGTGGATGTATCTAATGCCATGCCTGGAGGCAGTGTGCTCTGTGAACCATCTGGATTAGTAGGCAGTAAGAAATAGGTAATAGTACCGCTGAGAGTGGGCGGATCATAGACATCTAAAAATATAGTCACATAGTTGTTGGCTCGGAATCGACCAAGATCGCTACCAGTGATCCAGATAGGTACACGATCACTGCTGGTATCTGCTTGAAATATGTTAGTGTCGACCTGCACTATTGAGTTGTCTGCCTGCAAGAATTCTTCAGTAACTACATATATCTTAAACAATCTAGTTTCTGTATACACACCGTCAGTGACAGCTACTATGAAATTATAGATCCTGCTCAGTCGTCTTGGAGTTCTGCTGGGTTCGTTGTAGTCAAATGTAAAACTATCAAATACAAACGTGTCGTAGCCATTGCTGCGAGCTTCCACGAAGTCTATGGGAAATACATCTAAGGGAGCGGTGTCATATCCTCCTGAAGTTTCCAGACTATATTCTACAGCAAATATAGGATCAGTGAATCCCGATATCACGCCACTCTTGCTGAGGCTGAGACCGGGAGGCAGCAGTCCGCCGTTGGGCATGAGATAAAATTCTAAGACATCACCGGCTATGAGATCTTCGTCACGTGCTTGTAGTTGAAAGTTTACCTGTGCATTGTCTAACACAAAATATGCTTCGGCTGGTCCGACATTTAAAAATCCTTCCTGCGTGAGCCAGATTGGTCTGTCGCTGCCATCTACTGCAAGATTAAAAGTGCGATCTTCAATGTCTACACCGTCTGAAGCACGAATCACAAATCTGCTGTCTGTATAGACTTTAACTTCTGTGGGACTACCTTTGATTGTGCCGTTGATTAGTTTGAGTCCCCGGGGCAATGCACCTGCGATAACACTGTAGGTGATAACAGCAGTAAGGTTAGTTGTAGCCTGCAGAACGATATCGATAGGTATACGTTCTGTGAGTAACCCTAAACTACCAGCGGGTGTGATCCATGTTATCATGCGATCAATCCTTAAACAATTGTTCCGCAGTTCAGATCTATGCGTCCGGGAAGTAGAACAGTGCCAAAATCTATGTTTGCAGATTGCAATGCTACCTGCATGGCATTGGTGTATGATCCGTTGATGGTTCCAAAATCGTAGGACTCTAGTATATCGGTTACAGGAACAATGGTTTTAAAACTTATAGTGGATCCGAATGCAGTAACTTCAATGTCTTTTCTACTGGTAGTTGACCCCGGAGCAGCCACACCTGCCATGGTGATCTGTTGATGTGTGCTGGCCAACATAACTCCAGCATCGGTGTCTATTCTAATGAAAGCATCCGGAGAAGTGTTGTTAACAGTGATAGTGTCTGTGTTTTCATTCAGTAACATTTTTGTGCCGGACACTAATTTTTTAAATCGTAGATCAGCACCTACTTTTTCTTTGAACACACCTACACCTACTGCGCCTACGTTGGTGGCAGTGATAGTTAGTTGTGCAGATAAATCTGTGAAGTTGGCATTTACCTTTTGAAACGCGGTGCGTAGATCATCGCCTAGGCCATCATTTACCACATTGCCGATATTAATTGTTTGTATAGTCATATCACGCTCTCTTTAGTATATTTACCCATTATTAGTATCCAATCATGCAGGAGTTTTGCAAACTAAAAAATTGAAATTATTAGTGTTCGAAGTTCCAACATTAGCCCCTGTGAAAAAATTAACCACACGCCCAGACTCTGAAGTCCAAATATTGTAAGCATGACTCGAAAATACCCACCCGTAAATACTTTGAGCATCAGCATAACTCAGCACTGCTGCAAGACTTTGAATTTCTGCAACAGTGGCCGTTCGCCATGTGCCTGGTGGAAAGCCTAGACCTGTAAAGTTTGCGGCGTGGGTTTGTGCTGCTGCATAAGTCCCACCGGTGGTCATGGGTGCCCAGGTCAATCCAGCCAAAGTAACATAGCCTGCTGGCAGTAGTGAGAGTCGTCGTCGACGACCAAACTTGAATGAACCGGTGAATGAACCCAGCATGTTAGAATCCTGTTAGTTGTCCCAGCACTGTGTAAGTGCCAGAATTGTTTATGATACTAAATGTCACTACATCAGTTCTGTTGGTGCTGGGTGTTGGTGTAGCATTGCCCTGCCAGTTTAAGGTCTGTGCCACACCTGCAATCTGAACTGCTGAAGGATAGTAACCTATAGCACCTTGCGCTATGATTAGGGTCACTGAGGTAGCTCTATTCCATGTATCAAGTAAATTAGTTAAATTCACAGTCCAGTTGGCATCTGGGCTCGTATGATAAAATATGTGTCCGTTGGCGCAGTTGTGTGTTACTACACCGGTAGCATCTGCCAAACTACTGAAGAATTCATAGACTCCATTTGCGACAAATAAATCATCAACTACCACATTAGTGCCATTGGATTTATTACCTAGTGACACCGCTCCTACACCACTGCTTCGTCCTATATCAATCTGTCCATTAGTTGCAGAATCAATAATTACATAGCTTTCACCTTCAATGGTCAAGTTTCCAGACATGGTTTTTATAACAGCATCTTCGGGCAATGTCAGTTCGCCATCTTCACCAAACTGCCAACGGCGCAGTGTTGAATCACTCAAGTTGATTTCAATGTTGATATTGCTGTCACTGCGGATGTCACCCGGTATAGTTAAACTACCATCCGCACTGAATGTCCAATTCTTTGATCCTCCGGGTGCAGCGCCAGACCCGTTGGCTATTATGTTAAGGTTGTCCTGTGAAGTAAGTGCAAGACTGCCTGACACTGAACTCTTCATCACCATCGTCAGCAAGTCTATCTTGAGTGAGGGGAACATTGACCCATTGATAGCCTGCCCAGGCGATAGTATCTCCAGCGTTAGGATTATTGACATTTAAATCACTAAGATTATCCAATGTCATGAACTCGCCGTTTTCGTGTGCTACTCTATTGTTGTTAAAAGTTAGTTCGCCTTGGTTGTTTATGCTTAATGAATTACCACCGATGTAAATTGTTGAACCACTGACATATAAACTACGCCAAGGCAGTGTGCTTGACCCTAGATCGCCGCCATTGGCAGTCTGAGGAACAATATCTCCACCCACTGACAGGTTGCTGGTTATGGTGGTTGACTGGTCGATCACAATGGCTGAACTGTCTGTGGTACTTATTGTACTGCCAGCGAATTCAAATGCTCCCAGGTTTAAGTTTGCATCAACAACCAATCCCAGTTCAGTGTATAGTTCTGTGAAGTTAGCATTGACTTTTTGGAACGCAGCTCGTAGGCTATCGCCTTTCTTGTCGTTAGCTGCGGTGCCTACGTTTATTGATTGTTTTGCCATTTATTCGCTCCAATTATGCCAATGCTGCTATTCTTGTTTGGAAGTCAGCAAAACTCACACTGGCCGCCACAACTGATTTCAATTCAGTTAAGTTGATAACTCTACTGCCTTTGACTGTGAGCTGTTCGGCTACAGTAATATCGTTTTGAAATGCAACATCGGTTTGAAATGTTGTTTGCACATCTACAGTTAATCCGCTTGAGTCGCTGGTACTGATAGTGCTGCCAATAAATTCCAATACGCTGCTATAAATTAATTCGCTGGTAGCGGCGTCATACATTAGTGCTTTAGCAGAGCTTGATGAAAATCTTATTGGATTAACAAAGAATCCAGCAGCCGCAGCTTCTACTGCAACACCGCTGGCATTGAGCACAATTGAACTGGCATTTTGATTAGTAAAGCCTGCTCGGTATCCTATGGCTATGGCATTCGCACCTTGATTAGTTTGACCAGCACCCCATCCAATGGCTACCGCCCCTGTTCTTTGCGTAATCTGACCAGTGGTATAACCGATTGCCACCGCTCCGGATTCTTGTGTGTTGTTACCTGATAGGTATCCGATTGCAACTCCTGCCGACCCCTGAGCAGTAAATCCAGCATCATATCCGATAGCCACGGCATTTCCGCCCTGCCCGGTGTATCCTGCTCCAGGCCCAACAGACACAGCATATTGGCCTTGGCTAATTTCGCCAGCCTCTCTACCGACTGCTACAGCGGCCGTTCCTTGAGTATTATACCCTGCCAACCAGCCAACTGCGGTTGCGTTGTTTCCTTGTGAAATACTGCCAGCACTTGCACCAAGAGCTATTTTAGTTTCTTCTGTTCTTAATGTTGTTGCAAAAATTCCGCCGTAGACTTTGTTTTCTACAGCATCAACAATCTTAGTCGAGTCATCACCAAATATACTGCCTTTCAAATCAAATACTGGGCTAACGGCAATAGTCAGGGTGTCAGTTCCAACGGTCTTAGATAATGCAATACCCAGTCCGCTGTTGATATTAAGTACGTCACTGACCGCGTCAGCTTGTAATCTGTTTACTGTGTCCCCGTCAACTTGAATTTGTGTAAACGCATTGACCGCCGGAGCTGAGTTTGTAATAGTTACGTCACCTGTGGCAGCATCTGCACTCACAGTGATACCCACACCCGATGATATACTGATCACACCTGCGTTGGTAATTCTTAGATTGTCACCAACTGATCCTGTGATATTAATACCTGCACCTGTGGCTCTGCCTGAGGGTAATGCAGTGGTACTTTGTAGACTTCGCACACCAGCATTAGTCACTGTGGCTACTCCGCTTGCAGAAGCAGTAGTAATACCTAAGCCAGCTGACACACTTAGTATGCCTGTGTTTGAAAATGTAATTGAGTCTGCACCCGAACTAACTGCAAGACCAACACCAGATCCTGATAGGAAATTCACAGTGTCGCCAAATATCGTTGCTACCACTGACAAGTCATTGTTTACCTGTATTTCTTTAAAGAATGTTTTGTCGGGATCTATGATTAAATCAGCACCAATGCCGGTCAACGGATCTCCACCTACAGTGGAATTAACTGGTAGATTTATGGTATACCCTACTCCTTTGATTTGAGCATTGCCGGCCCATACACCATTTAGCGGTTTAGCTGTAGTGTGTTCTGAAGTAAACACAGATTGCCATCGGTGTGTGGTGTCACCGAGACTGCGTAAATCATCTGTAGTAGGTGTAACATCGGTGTCCAGCGAAGTGAAATCTATTGGAGTAAGTCCACTACCACCTCCGATTGTTGCAACTAGAATGTCAAAATTTTCATTTACTTTCGTAAATGCCTCGTTGACTTCACTCCACAATATAGGAGCACGACCTGGGGTTATATTTGTATTAAAAGGCATTATGTTCTCCCTACCGCAATTTCAATTGTGCCAATGTGATCATTATCATAATCTACCAATGCTTTACCTACCACAGTTCCGACCTTGATGTCGTTACCACCTGCAACCGCAACGCCTGGAATTCTAGAGGTCACCAGCATTTCTCCTTTGCGTATTTTTCCTACTACCTTACATGGCACACGACCTTGCAGGGCTACTAAGTTCTTGAGTCCTGGGCAACCTTCATACATGGCAAACGCAGCAGTGTTAGAAACCACACCAGCTACACGATTGTCTCCTTGTGTATTAGTTACCGTGACTTCTTTATCACCGCCGAATATCAACACAGTACCAACTTCGTATTCTTGATCGCCTTCGTAGTATTCTGCAAGGTCAGCGGAGTACGTGGCCTGTAGTCTTGATTCGTTCGGACTGGTACCACTTAATGTCCATCGACCAGTAATAGTACCTGCTGTGGTATTACCGCCGGTGGTCAAAGTCTGAACCTGTATAGAAGTTGCAGTCACAGTAGAACAGGTTATAGGTGCATCTGACACACCGTTCTGTGTTTTAAATTCATGGAAGTTATTCCAATACGCTGTTTTTCTATTAGCTGCAACACTCGAACTGGTCTGTATTAATATACCACCTGCTGAATCAAAACCGTAATATCTAATATATCCGTCTGTGGCTGTAGTGCTGGCAGTGTCTATGGCCAAGTTAGCATCTATCTTGATGTTTTGAACATCTATGGTTCTACCACCAAAATCGCCACTGCTGTCTCTAACAACAACTTCGCCGTTGCCAGTGCTGGAACTTGATCCAGCGGATCCTGCTACCATAACGTAATTGGCATCCGACGCTGTTGATGCACCGGTTCTACGCAAGAAACCTGCACTGCTGTACTGTGATTTCTTGATAGCTAGACCTTCGTCAACCACTGTGGTGAATGCCACAGCAGCAGCGTTAGCAGTGCTGATGCTGCTGTTACCGATCAGCGTATCTGGAGCCATCTGCTCAAGGTCTCCCAGCTGTACAGAGTTAGCTTTGAGTGTGACCCATCCGTTTGTAACAACGAAATCCGAACTATTAAAACTGCTGAGACCGTTGGCTGCTTGTATTACGGCAGCGGTACCAGTAGGTGCTGCCGCCTGTGTGGCAGCAATGACCATATTCAACTTGCTTTGTGCAATTGCCGCTGCTGCATTAACTTCGGCATTGTTGACCACACCTGCATTCAACTGTACATCTATGTTGTTTACAGTAGAGTCTACACCTGTGCGCAGATCGAGAGTCAAGTCACCAGTTATAGTGGCATTGATCAGTGTATTGCCAACCCCAGTGAAGATCATGAACTGACCTCCTTGCGGATTTGATCCTGCCCAGTTTTGGAAATTATCCAAGGTTAAACTTCTGAGATTCACCGCATCTTGTGGATCAGTGGCATCTGTGACATTGATGATCTTATTATTGTTGAGATTCATGTTGGACTTCATGCCCAACTGACCATCCAAAGCCATGTAGCCACCAGTGATAGTAGGTATCAATTGTCCTATGCCAACCACTGCGCCGTCATGCGTCAATCCCAATCGTCGTTCTATATAGATACGAGTGGCGTTTTCAGTAGGCACTGTATCAATAGCGTTGTCGATGAAACCACTGTCTGTGGAGAATTCACTAACTGGCACACCTCGTTTAAATCCAATACCATCGAGGTTACTCAGTGCAATTGAACTAGAGAACGTGACCTGTCCTGTACCTTGGTCTACCCTAAAGTATGGACCCACGGAGAAATTACCAAATTGGTCAGTGGTCACATAGAACACACGCCCCACGTCACGTTCTTCAACTTCATTCGCCGGATTTAATGGATTAACACTGGATCCGTAGATTTCCTTAGGATAGTTAGTGTCAGCATATGATCCTGTACCGATTTCTAATAAGTCATGGCCGGTAACACGAGTCAGCGAAATACGTATGGTCAATGTGCCAAGACTTCCGCTGCTGCGTATAGGCACACCGGCTTTGATAGTGTAGGCACTGTCTAGATTGTTTATACCATTAACTAATGGTCGATTAAGAATAAGTCTACCAAACGGTTGATTGGTCACTGCTTCTGGTTGATAGCTGTTTATGATATATTCTTCGCCTAGATACACAAATTTACTGCCTTGTGTTCTTGATATTTCTGATTGCGAAATCGCCACCACAGCAAATACAGAGTCACCAGCACTGCCTGTGACCTTACCAACTTTTTGTGTCCCACTCTGTGTGCCAGTGGTTTCCACAGCATCGCCGCCTAGCTGCGCTGAAATTCTAAAACTGTTTAGAGCGAGACCAGCTGACAACACAAAGTATCTATTCAGCATGCTTATGCCTGTGGGCAAAGAACCAGTGGTTGTGAATTTAATTACATCACCGGCTGCAAATCCGTGGCTGGCCAGTGTTATCACAGCTGGATTCGCTATGCTAATAGTACAGGTTGTACCAGTCGGAGTCGCTGTTATAAATTCACCAGGTTGGATTACAGTTATATCTATGTAATTGTAATTTTCTCTAGTCTGTGTGAGAGTTAGACCAGCGAGGTTGTATCGCTGGACGCCAACACCTGATGTGGTTATGCTGGTAGCTGCTCCGTTCTTTTGTGTGCTGACACTGAATGCAGTGTCAGTGAGATTGTTAGGCAACACGTAGTATAGCTGACCTGCTGCTAATGGTGCAGGCAGTGCACCTGTACCAGTCATCGGAATAGCAACGGCTATAGTATGAGAAACACTAATAGTCCATGTTGATCCTGAACCGGATACGATAGTAGTTCCAACAGTGATGCCACTTCCGCTGAGTACCATACCGGCAGCTATTGTACCAGAGAGCAACGATGACACACTAAGCGTGGTGCCTGAAATAGTACCAGTTATCTCAGCAATAGGAACATTAAAGTTAAGAGTGTAGGCTTCTAACAGTTTGTGTGATTTTGCAGCCTTGATAGTCAAGCTACTACCGTCGGCTAATGTAAACGTGCTTCCGCTAGGACTGGTAGATACTGTGAATGTGTTGTAAGTGGGCTGTGTACGAATATAATAAGTAGTTCCGCTTACAAAGTTATTAGCTGTGCTGGTAGGAATGATCCTGTCACCGATTCTCAGTTTATGATTACCACTGGTGGTAACCACATTAGAAGCAATAGTCGTGATAGTCAGCAATACTTGGAATATCGTCGGAGTGGCTGTATTGAATAGTACTTCGTAAGGCCCGTTTGAATCTGGATAAGAGTTGAATTCCAGAACACGATAAACAGTATCCAGTGTCTCACGCAGTTTAAGACCAGTGGATGGTCTCACAGCAACATTTTCTAATCCGCCTGTGAGTAATATGATATTTGACTGTCTCAGGGTCATTTTTGTGCCATCAGCAACTACAGCAAACAGTCCTTCTGTGGCAGATCCTGTGCCTGTAGAGAGATTTAATCTTGCGACTCCCGCTGGTAGATCTGTAGTAGTCACTGAAGTTACAGGATAGCGGTATATGCTGTTAGTCGTAGAATGCAATATCTCTAGTTCTGAACCACCCAATGGGGTGTATTCATAATTGGTTACAAATATCAATAACCCACCGGCTACGTTAGCATATGCTCCGCTGGGGAAATAACAGTCCACACGCTGACTGAATTCTTCGTATATTGTAGAAGGTGTAGGGACCTCTAGTGGATCCGCACCTTCTGCTACCAAGGCATAGTTACCGTGTGCGTTAGAACCTGCTACTGCCCGGATCTGTCCGCCTGTTACTGAGTAATAGGCAATATGACAGTAGTAGGTAAACATTGATACGGCTTCTGTAAGACCGCCGTTGGCCACAACTATTCCGTAGCCTAGGTCATTGATCTGTGTGAAGTCGTTACATAACATACTTCTATTACCAGGCATCAACAGTTCGTATCTGTTACCGTTGAAATCCACAAACTGTACCGCAGCAGACTGCAACTCAGCTCGATTGGTTTGAATAATATTTCGCACAGCAATATTATCGGCAGAGTATCCTACGAAACTGGGTTCGGTGATAGCTACCACTGCCTGCGCTGCTGTGAAATCAGCTGCACCGATGATCGAACTCATGTTAGTCATCAGAGTGTTGATGGTAGTTGCTTCTGTAGCTGTGGCAGCTGTGCCTGAAGTTCTACTCACACCAGAATAACTTGTAATAGGATTTAGATCTTGAACAACCTGTCCCAACAGATAATTCAAATAAGTATGCCATGCAGCAGTTTTAGCCTTTGAGAGTCCTGAGTCAGTTATCACTGCTCCTGTGAGGTTGTTATAGAATTTCAATGCTCTGGTGCGTGTAGCTACATTACCACCATAGATAATATCATGTATCACAGCGTCTACAGCTTGTTGTGTCTGGAATTCGATCTCACCTGCTATGAACACATCCAGAGCAGTAAATGGTGCAGTAGGCGCAGCTATTTGAGCAGCAATATATCCCAGTATCTCAGCTATGGCATATTCTCTATTAGCAGACAGTAAATTATATGCACTGGTAACGTTAACTGATGCGCCAGCAGGCACCGTGAAGCTGATAGTTGGAACAGCAGCTACACCACGTGCAAGCACGTCTGCGATTGCGATGTTACTGAGATCTACAGTATCTTGAATAGCAGGATATGCAGTGATTAAATCATTTACTGAATCGTGTACAAATTCAATGGCCTCTATGGTAATAGCTCGTTGGTCCTGTAATACCACCGAGCTCTGGCTAAGTCTGTAAGTAATACCATTCTGACGAGTCCAGTAGTTGGTATTCAGTACAATATCTCGACCTAGTCCGTCTAAGATCAACCCAGTGTCTCTGCTACATGCAGCAGAATTATAGGTGAACACTGAGAACGGCCACGGTGTAGTTTCGTCTAAGATAAATGTAGCTGTGCTGCCGTCCTTGTCGTAGACAAAGTCTCTAACATAGTTGATTCTGTACACAGTATCGAAAACAATAAACGATGCTGGAAGTTCTGGGAATCTATCAAGATCACTAACTTCTAATCTTGTGGTACTGATCACTGCATCAATATTGAATTCCAGATTACCTGCGAACCCGTCTGTGAACATTCCACCTGCCCATACCTGACGATCTTGACTGCGGCTGAACGAAGCACATTCTTGGAAATACGGTGATCTAGACAATATCTGACCTGTGGGATCCAATACCCCCATGAAGCCGCCATGACCGATAGCTGATATAGCCTGCCACCGCACAGTGTCGTTGGCCAAGAACACATCCATTTCTTCGTTTTCTAAAGGATAGTTCACTGAACCAGATCCGTCTATAACATCCTTGAATGCGTTAATCAACAGTACTATGACTGCATCTGATCCCAATTCTGATTGGAAAGCAGGGTCGATGGTCTGGAAGAACAGTGTTTGTTTTAATCCTGTGATCGCAGTGTTATCTATGACATCCTGCACAAGAGTATTGAACAGATCTATCACGGCCAAATACTGTGACAGCTGTGTGGTTATTACTGTATTACCAAGGTCATTTTGATAATATTTCAGTGCGTTGGAAATAGTTCTATTATAACCACCTCGGTCGAGGTCAAACGTCATGTCATCGATTAACTGTCCAATGCTGCGTTTATAAAAATTTCTGTTGTAGGTAAAGCTCGGACTGAACGGAGATACGCTATTGATTTTGTTGAAATCTATTCTCGCTACGATTTCTTCTTGAAGAAACGTTCTATTCAATCTTATTAAATCAGCAGCAGATTCATATGCACCTTTGTTTTGTATTTTTGGATAAACAGGCTCAGTGATATCCTGCAGATAATGATAGCCGTACTCTGCCTGTGCAAGAGTCAATTGATCAGGAATAACATTCTGTGGACCCCAATTACCGGTAGTATCGTTATATACTTGACGTATGGTGTCTTGATTACCGATGGTTCTGTCTCTACGGAATTTTTGGAAAGCCCACGGTGAAGCCGAAGTTCCGGGACGAGGTCTAAATATCACTCGACGGAATTCATCTCCTACTATACTGACGTTAGGCGGAACTCTTAGAGGATAGTTTTCATAGTACTCGCCGCTTTCTACTAATATCGAAATCTGTATGTTTCTTGCGATGTCACCGTAGGTAATTGATTCGCCAATTTGAAAGGTACCGTATATGATATCTACATCAAAAATTTCATTGCCACCGCTGTCTAACGCACCTTGATGATCTAATATCTGTGCCAATGCTCCGCTGGTTTTACCACGAAGGAAAAGACCCTCACGAATGTCTCGTCCCCTAATAGCTTCAGGAGTTGAAGTTGTGACATCCCCGGTAAAATCTGTGCGTAGACCATTGGTGAATAACAAGAATCTAGGAAGGTCGACTACGAAGGTAGGCAAGCTGACGAAGCCTGATCCTTTATCTGTGATGGTTACACTGGTTATAACTCCTGCGGTAACCACAGCAGTACCAAATGCTCCTGTACCGCCACCACCTGTGATTCTCACGGAAACTAAACTGTATCCTGTGCCTCCGTTGGTTATAGAAACTGATCCTACTTTGTAGGTAAGATTAAATGTGGCACCAGCACCGATTGGTCCAATGCCCACTGGCGCAGCACTGGTGCTGATTGTAGTCGACACGGCAGTTGCACCAGGCAGTGCAGAATACACACCAGTCGATATGACTCTAAAGGTTACGATTGCTCCGGGAGTAGTTAAAGTAGATAATACTTCAATAAAACAAGCACTGCCGCCGGCTGCTACAGTACCGCCTGCAACCTGTAATATATCACCGGCATAGTAGTTGGTACCTACACTATTCAACGTCGCGGTGTCCACGCTCATTCGTACCGAACCTGCAAATCCTGTGCCTGAAATAGGAGAAGTGTCTACTGATGTCAATGCGCATTCTGATACACCGTTGTTGTATGTCAGAGTTTTTTCATAAGGTCCGATAATTGGTCTCGAATCATAAACCAATTCTTCTGCACGTTTTAGAGCTGCTTCAAGTGTGCGATAGGCGTAGGCCAATGCTCGACCTTGCAGAGCAGGTGATACTCCAGGACGATCGTCCTCGCCGCTGAGTGCTACATATAAATTAACACTAGATCCAAATGCTGAACTGTCTACATATTGTTTGGTAGCTGCAATCAACCCTCCGTACAATTCATCATCGTCTGGTTCTGGACTTCTTGAAAGAATCAAAGGCCCGCTCATACGTCCAAAACTTACGTCTACGGTGCCTGTTGCAGGATCAATAGCATCTACGCCTGCTCTAGCAATTTTAGAATCGGCGTAGTTTTTGTTGACTAATTCCGTTGAAAATATAGGAGCCAACGGAGTAATTGTAGTTCCAGCATCAATAATACGATATTGATTACCGCCAGAACGCAGAGAAAGATCGCCACCTAATTGAGGTGTGGTGTCTGCTACAATTTCAGCAAAGTCTGCATTGACAGATATTTCGTTGGGGTTAGTAGTGAAATCGATACTGATACCTGATCCGGCAACCAGTTTCTTAAATGCCAATCCCGATTCAGTGTTGTTCACAGTGACCACTGGAGTATTTCCAGTAGCCGGATCATTTTGCCCTACATAGGTAGCTGGTGCGTCTTCAAGACCAGTAAATTTTAATCTTTCGCCGAGTCCTAGCGAGCTATACAGTTCTCTAAAGTTGTCATTGACTTTACGGAATGAATCTCTTATACTGTCGCCGGTACCGTCGTTGCCAACTGCGCCGATATCAATAGTCTTTCTTGCCATGGTTATAATCCTAGATTGAGCAAATGCTCTAATATTTAGCCCAAAGTTTTATAAGCCGGATGTAAATACTAGATGTTCCTCAAGATTAAAACCCAGCAAAATCAATATCATAGACTCAGTAAAAACGGAGTCGAGCATCAATACAAAAGAAAAAAGACTGTAGCAGTATTGAGATGTGATGCCTGTGATGTGATATTTGAACGCGACCTCAAACACATGGATAAGAAACGGCTCAGCAACAATTTCTTTCATTGTTGTGGGTCCTGCGATGCTAAAAGATTTGCTCAACGCAAGGGCGTAGAACAGAAGCAGATATGGAATATGCCAGCCAGCGTAGATCTGCCGGTGTCTAAATTCTAAACGATTCACCGCAGCCGCAGCGGTCACGTTCGTTTGGATTGACGAAATCGAATCCTTCATTGAGTCCATTGCGGACCCAATCCATAGTTAACCCATTGAGATATGCTAAACTTTTGGCATCAACTAAAACCACGAAGTCTTTTTGAGCAAAATTAGTTACGCCATCTTCCGATGTATATTCATCTACATATTCTATGGTATATGCTAGACCGCTGCACCCTGTGGTTCTGACACCCAATCGAATACCCACGCCTTTACCTCGACGTTCTAAATTTTGCTTGACTTTTTTAGCTGCTGTGTCGGTTACGGTAATCATTTACGGCCGCTGTGATAGCATCTTCTGCTAGAATTGAACAATGTATCTTAACTGGGGGTAGGGCTAACTCTTGGGCGATGTTGGAGTTTTTGATTGTTCCAGCTTGGTCGAGGGTTTTGCCTTTAAGCCATTCTGTAACGAGGCTCGAGCTTGCGATAGCCGATCCGCAGCCATACGTTTTAAATTTTGCATCTGTAATAATACCTGTATCATCGTCCACCTTTATCTGTAGTTTCATAACAGCACCGCAAGCGGGAGCACCAACCATTCCAGTACCAATTGTAGGATCATCTTTTGGAAATGAGCCTACGTTGCGTGGATTTTCGTAATGATCAATTACTTTGTCCGAGTACGCCATTTATTACCCTCCAATTGATTATCTTCCATATGTTAGATAGATAGCTTTTTTTATCTGCCTGATAGTCTAATGCCCAAGCGTGTTCCCACCAATCTATCAATAGTACAATATCGTTCCTGATTTCGTGATTGACGATGGTTTTAATTTCACCGTCTCTGGCCAGATACACCCATCCGCTGCCCTGTATCTTCATGGCAGTCTTTTCGACCTCACTCTTAAATGCATCAAAAGTTTTGAAATGTTTTTCTATAAACTGTAAAATAGCATCATAGGGTCTATTAGAACCTTCGGGCGGTGCCAACTGTCCAAAGTAGATATTATGTAAAAAAGCACCAGCTTCGTTGAAATCGTCATCACCTTCGCCCTTGTTGTAACGATCAACATAGGCCTTGTACAATGTACCGTAGTGATAATCTATGGTTGCTTTGCTTTTTACTGGTGCAAGATCATCATCGGCATAGGGCAGAGTCAGCTGAATTAGTTTGTCTTTGCGACCTTCAACTATGAATTTTTGTATAAAATTGTATGCCATGCTTGTATTTACCGCTAAATAACCTACAAGGAGATTTTTAATATGCTAGGATTATTGAAAAAAATGTTCGGAGTTAAGCCAGCTGAAGTAGCCCCGGCAGTAGAATCAGCACCTTACAAGGTACCTGAGCCAGCCCCTGTCACACCAATTCCATTGGTAGTTGAAGCTACGACAGCAGCAGAAGTCACTGCTCAAAACAAAGCGGTAGCAGTAGCTAAGGCTAAAAAAGCACCTGCTAAGAAAGCAGCAGCGCCGAAGGCTCCTCGCAAGCCAAAGACTTCTTAATAGATTTGTCTTGCTCGTATAGAGCAAATGAAGCCAAGTTCTTGGCTTTGCTTTCGCACATGATGTCAAATTGGTCTCTGAAGGTCAACGCCCACGTATTGACCGCAGTGTTCCAATAGAATTCACTGTGTGCTCTCAGCTTGGCTTTTTTGTAGCCCTGCTCTAAGAGGGACGAAAGATCGGGGCGGATGTGTCCGGGATGTGCAATAAGACAGTCTTCCCGTGATACACTATAATGTATAACAGGGCGCACACCGCGCCAACTATCAGCAATCCTTTTAACACGGTCGTCATTCGGTTCAATATATTCTCCAGTTTTAATCCAATGGTGATGTATGTCTAAGACCAAAGCACAGTCTTTGACTAATTCAATGCTGTGTTCTATACCCCAGGTCATTTCATCGTTTTCTATAGTAAGGCAGTTTCGGGCTTCGGGAGTCATCCGTGCCAAAGCACTACGGATACCGGGTGGACCTTGTCTGCCAGCGATATGCACATTGATCTTAAAGTCTTGAAACGTCTTACCATACCCCATCCAGCGAGCCATGTCCACATGATATTCAAACTCCTCTATGCTACGATCAACAATATCGGGATTATCAGATGCCAGCACAGTGAACTGGCCAGGGTGAAAACTGAGACGAACACCACGATCTCTAGCAATACGCCCCACCTCAGCAAAATGCTGTTGGGCATATGCGACCACATGGCCTTGACGCCAAAACCAGCTG